TGTCAATGGACGAGCCACGACTAGATTTTAAATTACTTAAAGACATATTTTTTCTCCGTTGTATTAATTGTATTGTCTGAATTATCCACTTTATACATAATATAATCTATATTATAACACATTATCACTAATTTGTAAAGGACTTTGTTACGACTTTTATCATATTATCTCGGTCAATCGAGACGTATGGATCGTATTTATGAACTTTACGTGAGATATCAGGCCACATGATAGTCTCGGTTATTTGTTTATCTGCCTTATCCATAAACCTTGTGAGTTTATTTAGTATGACCACAGTTTCTAAACAAATTTCTTCTTGCATAAATGCTTTAATAACTACTGGATATTCGTTATCTTGACACTCTAGCAATTCATCAAATGAGTTGACCATTGATGATAATATATTTATATCATTTTTAAACTTATACGATAAAGATTCATGCACCTTTACCATGTCATTATAGTTAGCTTCTCCATCAGGACCTAGCATATCACCGACATACTTAACATCCTTTATAAAGTTAGACACATAATACTTAACAAGATCTTTACCGTATGTCTTACCCAGTTTAGCAAAGAAATACTTGTCTCTACGTTTAAAGAAAGATTGAGGATTCACTCGAGTCTTATAACGGTACTTTACAGCATCATACCCATCTGTTTCAAAATGTAGCTTTAATGCATTATAAAGTTTATAAGACTCGAATGGATCCATTTTACTTAAGGCAAGACTCATATAGTGCTTCTAGGTCTTCCATTTCTGCAGTGGCTTGAGCAAGAGTTTGTTTATGATACACTCGAGCCAGCTTATTTAGATACTTCTTATCAATATCAACTTTATCATTTAGCTCTTCAATTGCTTCTTTGATAAAAGCCTTTTCACCTTCGATACGAACCATTGAATTAGAAATTTCAGTCATTACATCTTTAATGGTCTTACGATCTGCGGGTGATGATGGAATAATAATACTCATTGTTGTTTCCTTTGCTGTTTAATTAAATAGTTTTGGTACATACTCTGTTTCTAAGATCACTTGAACTAAACCGATGATCTCGTTTATTAAAGTACAAATCAATATCACGCTTACGACATATATCCTTACCAGTAAAATCTTTATCACGATACTCTTCACCTAGTACACGAACATTTATAGCGTACATTGATAATATATCTTCAAGGTCTTGCTCTGTTCCGTATGGAATAATCTCGTCTACATAACCGACTGCTTTGAGTTGTGTATAGCGTTCAATAATGGTTTGTACGGGTTGATTCTTTTCTTTTCTATCAAGACTTGGATCTACTTGTAATCCTACCAATAAGTAATCACAATGGTTTTTTGCTTCACGTAACATTTGTACATGACCAGCATGCAATAGATCAAATGTACTACAAGTAAATCCTACTTTCATAATGGTAATTTATTTCCTGTTTCAGTTTTAATTAATCTTAATTCAGCTGCTTCTACTTCAAGCTTTTGTTTAATGGAGTCTGATAGTAACCTTTTTACATTTGCATAGTCCATCATTCTTTCTTCAGCTAAGTCTGTAATAGCATCAATATAACTTAAACGTTTAGTTATAACAATTGATTCAACTGCAGCAGAGAATCGCTTCTTTGTCATGATTTTATAATCTTCTAATTCACTCAATTCATAACCCTCAGTAATATACAATCCTTGTTGATTCGACCAGCTGGTACACTGACCTTCGTAGTAAGACCCTTAAACACATTATCAATCTGCTTCTGTGTCTTCTTAAGAATCTGTGGTAGTATATCATCAGGCTTTCGAAGACCACATGATCTACTTAATGTAGTATCAAAGTTTTTAAGAGTTGAACCTGATACTGTAAACCCTGCAGAGTTATCTGTAACGAACTCTGTAAGCTTCTTTTGCTTAACGTTATAGACATAAAGAACCTTTGCGCCTGGTATCTGAAGAGGACTGATTGACGCTAGCTTATTTGCATTATCATCTTTAAGATAATTAAGCTTAGCCACTTGTTTATCTGAAGACTTAGGCTTTACAGCACGTGTCTTACGTACAGCCTTATTTGCCATTTGAGTTTTTTCGATATCAGATAAAACTGTTTCGAGCTGTTTGATAGCTTTCTTTAATTGTGGTCTTGTCCAATGCGAATAACCTTCAACAGCCTGTTCACAGTCTTTATCATATGCATCATTTAATTCATCATACAATGGCTTTACCTGATCAGCAAACATTTTAACACCAGGACCTTTAATACCATGTCGCTTAATCGCATTGAATGCATCAAATGTAGAAGAGAAATTATCATCAAGCCAAGGTTCAATAACAGTTTCATCAAACTCAGCATAGAGTGTTTCCATCATTTTAGTGCGCATACGATCTTGAATCGATATAACCACCTTAGGTTCAGCTGTATCTTCTACAACTTCTTCTGCAATTTGTTTGCCAATATCAATAAGAGCTTTAATAGAGTTTTCAATAAGAGTACGTTCATCAGAATGATAATTAAAACCAGTAAAGTGAATAGCAGTTAGCTTAGAGACTGGTAGGAACTTATCATCTTTAACTTTCTTTAGATTACGTAGATCATCTTTTGAAACTTTTAGATATTCAGTTGCATAACTAATAGCATAAGCTTTAAAGTCTTTACCACTGCACTTGTAATTAAACCAGTTTGCAGCTTTACTCCATGCATGCCAATACCCATTGTAATCTTTATCTAGATCGGGGGTGGTGCTTGCATCAAAGACTGGCATTGGACCAAGGTATTGACCTTCAATTGATGTTCGATTCTTTCTGCCTTTGGCGCGTTGCTTATCTAATTGTACTGACATATCTGTCTCCTATATAATAACTATATTATATCATACTTTTAAAGTAATGTAAACAATTATTTTCCAATATGTTTGATATCACTCTTTGGAACTACTTGATACGCACCTTTGTTAAAAGCAATCGATACAGTATATTGAGATGAGATTTCTTTCTTATAAGAATCATCTTGTACTACTTGCCGCGGTGGCGTAAGAGGAGCAGACTTATATTCTTGTCTGTCCTGGCTTGGGTGTGGCGACTTTACTTCTAATGGTTCAAACTTTGGTTTATACTTTTTAGTAGTATTAAGCGCCTTTGATTTACGTTTACGACCATGCATGTCATAACGTAATGAATTAGTATACATCATATTATTCGTCCTGCATTGATTGATATGATTCGTATATCGAAGATCCTTTAATGTAATCGTTTACTTCCTTGTCATTGTAATACATGCTTTCTTCGCTAAACGCATCAAGATTCTTTGGTGCATGTTGACCAGCTTTTTTAACAGCTTTAGTGAGAGCTCGTGTTTCTTGAAGTGCTTTACGTTCGGCTACCTTTTGTTTCTTTACAACATTTTTGTGAGCCTTTTTGATCATACGTAAACGTTGAGCTTGAGTAAGAGGTTTTGTCATAATGTAATCCTTGTATAATATAATGTGTATTATAACACAGTTTTAAAGTAATGTAAACAGTTTTTTACAATTATTTTTAAAAATTATCTTCGCATAGTAAAGTAAAATCACTAGGTGTCATTCCGGAAATAAGAAACTCACGTTGATCTGCAGTTAGATCAGGAAAAACATCTTGAACGAGAGTGTTTGTATTCTCGTATATATCAAGTTGCTTTTGAGTTACCGGTAAGTCCATTGACTTAACTTCATCGGTAAGAATGTTTTTTCTATATACTAACATAATTTAGTCCTGCTCAATAGTGATTTTATAAGTGTTTCCGTTTTCGTCCATAACTTTAATGGTACGCTTTAATGATACAAGGAAACCTTCTTCAGGATCCAAGTCCATGTGAGGACCACTTACATCGTGGATAATTACATCATCAATTGATGATTCAACAAGTGCATTCTTAATGCGATCTGATATAAAGTCATTGTATACTGGGTTCATAATATATTCTCTTTCCAAATTAATTCAATTAGTTTTGCTTCAAGTTTGTAAGCTTCTTTTTCCCACGGAAGATCTACATACTTTGTATTTTCTGAAACGGTTTTTGTTTTCCAACGCATACCGTATGCACTCATTTCATTCCTTGCAAATTGTTTTACATGTACCATTTCGTGAATAATTGTTGAAACAAAATCTTTTAACGAAACGTTTTTATTCACATCGATAATAAAGCTTCTGTTGCTTTCGATAATGTTGCAATAACCGTACTCATCTTTTTTCATTTTACGTAGTACAACATCAATACTTAAAGAAGACATTCTATTAAGACCAAGCTTTTTTATAGACCATGCTACTGTTTTTTCTGCCAAAGCTCTTTTGTCTTTGGTAGAACCTTTAACATGAATAAGCATAATGTCTCCTTTGATTAATTTATATAGCTATTATACTACATATGAACACGTTTGTACACCTTTAAGTGAGACCAAAACTAAATAATTGGTCACGTCCCGTATATAGTTATCTCTTCTTCTTTACCTTTTACATGGATCTTGCCTATTTCTGGGCAAGAATCTGGGTCTTCTAATTGATCTCTCGTATATGACGATATAAGTGTTTTATACTCTTTATATTCATGACGTGCTGCAGTCGCCTCTAAACGTGCTGCAAGGTTTACAGCATCGCCGATAACAGAATAA